GAGAATATTGCTGATCGTGGTATCTGGACTGCTAAGAAGCGATACATCCTTAATGTGTGGGACAGTGAAGGTGTGCGATATGCAGAACCTAAACTGAAAATTATGGGTATTGAGGCAGTCAAATCTTCTACACCTGCACCCTGTAGGAAGATGATTAAGGATGCTCTTAAACTGATGATGAATGGGACAGAAGATGAGGTAATTAATTTTATCGAGGACTCTAGACAGAGATTTAATAAGATGCGTCCAGAAGAGATTGCATTTCCTCGTTCAGTTTCTGATGTAAAGAAGCACAAGAGTTATTCAACTATCTACGGTAAGGGTTCCCCTATTCATGTTCGTGGTGCTCTTCTATATAACCATTATATTAAAGAAAAGGGTCTGACAAATAAGTATTCCTACATCAATAATGGTGAGAAGATTAAATTTATCTACCTAAAAAAACCTAACATCATCAGAGAAAATGTAATCTCGTTCATTTCAGATTTCCCTAGTGAGATTGGTCTTGACAAATACGTTGATTATGACCTACAATTCAACAAAGCTTTCCTCGAACCACTCAAGACCATTCTTGATGCGATTGGATGGCATGTTGAGAAAACTGTAAACCTTGATTCGTTTTTTGCTTAATGGACTTGACAAATTAGAATACTTGTGGTATAATGCGGCAACAACTGGTCGGGGGCGATGGGTTGTGTAAGACCGCATTTTGTGATATAATAAATACATTACCCCCGACAATAGAATTATGCCAAGAGTAAAACACGGACAGACCAACACGCCTACTTGGATAAGTTGGACTGCGATGGTTGCTAGATACAAGTGGAGACCTGAATATAATAAAAGAGGAATATATGAAGGTTGGATGGGTGACAATGGATATCTTACCTTCTTATCTGATATGGGAGAGAGACCAGATGGTGGCACAATAGAACGAATAGATAATGAACGAGGTTATTACCCAGACAATTGTAAATGGGCCACTATGAAAGAGCAGGAGAATAATAGAAGTAACAACAACAAACTAGAATATAATGGACAGACCAAGACTATCTCTCAATGGGCAGAAGAATATGGTATGGGGCACCAAACCTTACGATATAGGTTGAATAAACGAGGAATGGCTATGGAGGAGGCCTTGACTTCTCCCAAACTTTATGGTTATAATACTAGGAGATAAATTAGACTATGGACTTCTTACGCGATATTGTAAAAGAGATTGGTGATGAGTACACACAACTTGCCTCAGACATCGACGAAACCGAAACCTATGTGGACACGGGTTCTTACGTTCTTAATTCACTGGTCTCAGGTAGCATATTTGGTGGTGTTTCTGGGAATAAGATTACTGCCATTGCTGGTGAGTCTTCTACTGGGAAGACTTTCTTTAGTCTCGCTGTGGTTAAGAATTTTATGGACAGTAATCCTGACGGTTACTGTTTGTACTTTGACACTGAGGCAGCAGTTAACAAGTCTCTTCTTACAAGTCGTGGGATCGACTTAACATGACTGGTTGTTGTGAATGTCGTAACAATTGAACAGTTTAGACAGAAGGCACTACAGGCTGTTGATATATATTTGAAGACACCAGAAGACGAACGTAAACCTTGTATGTTCGTGTTAGACTCTTTGGGTATGTTATCCACAGAGAAAGAGATTACTGACGCATTGAATGATAAACAAGTTCGAGACATGACTAAATCTCAACTTGTCAAAGGTGCATTTAGGATGTTAACATTGAAACTTGGTCAAGCAAAAATTCCAATGATTGTTACCAATCATACCTACGATGTTATTGGCTCTTACGTTCCTACAAAAGAAATGGGTGGTGGCTCTGGTCTTAAGTATGCTGCTAGCACTATCATCTATCTCAGTAAGAAGAAAGAAAAGGATGGAACGGAAGTCGTTGGAAACCTTATCAAGGCAAAGACTGCTAAGTCGCGTTTAAGCAAGGAGAACAAAGATGTCACTATTCGTTTATTTTATGATCATCGTGGTCTTGATCGGTATTATGGTTTACTTGAGTTAGGAGAACTTGGTGGACTATGGAAGAATGTTGCTGGACGGTATGAGATGGATGGTAAGAAAGTCTATGCCAAGGCAATCCTGAAAGACCCTGAAGTATATTTCACCCCAGAGGTGATGGAACAATTAGATCAAATCGCACGGAAAGAGTTTAGTTATGGAGAAGGTTGAATTTCTTGTACTCAAGAATCTATTACATAATGAAGACTTCTTAAGAAAATGTATTCCCTTTATCAAACCAGATTACTTCCAAGATACTAATCAGAAGATTGTATTTGAGGAAATAACTGACTTTGTAAATCAGTATAATGATGTTCCAACTCAAGAGATTCTTTCTATTGAGATTGAGAAAAGAAGTGACATCAATGAGTCTAACTTCAAGGAAGTTACTCAACTCATTAGTTGTCTAGAAAACGAACCAACCGACCATGATTGGTTGTTAAATACCACTGAAAAGTGGTGTAGAGAAAGAGCCATCTATTTGGCTTTGATGGAATCAATTCAGATTGCAGACGGTCAGGATAATAATAAAGCTCCTGATGCAATTCCATCTATTCTTTCTGATGCACTCGCTGTAAGTTTTGATAATCATGTTGGCCATGATTATCTTCTAGACTACGAAGAGAGGTATGAGTCTTACCACAGAAAAGAGAATCGAATTCCATTCGACTTGGACTTCTTTAACAAGATTACAAAAGGTGGTCTTCCTAATAAGACACTCAACATCGCCCTTGCTGGGACTGGTGTCGGCAAGTCTTTGTTTATGTGTCATATGGCTTCTTCTGTTCTTCTTACTGGTAAGAACGTATTGTATATTACTATGGAGATGGCTGAGGAGAAAATTGCAGAAAGGATTGACGCCAATCTTTTGAATGTAAATATTCAAGACATAGGTGAACTTCCTAAACAGACTTTTGAGAAGAAGGTAACAAACCTCGCACAAAAGACTCAAGGAACACTTATCATCAAAGAATACCCAACTGCAAGTGCTCATAGTGGACATTTTACAGCACTTCTTAATGAGCTTGCACTTAAGAAGTCATTTAGACCTGACATTATTTTTATTGATTACCTCAATATTTGTGCTTCCTCTAGGTATAGGGGAGGTAGTAATGTTAATTCATATACAGTTATTAAAAGTATTGCTGAAGAACTTAGAGGATTGGCTTGCGAAGCAAACGTCCCTATCGTATCTGCCACGCAGACCACTCGTTCTGGTTATGGTAGCTCTGATGTCGAGCTTACTGATACTTCTGAGTCCTTTGGTCTCCCTGCTACTGCTGATCTTATGTTTGCCCTTATTAGTACTGAAGAGCTCGAATCCTTGGGACAGATACTTGTAAAACAATTGAAGAACAGATACAATGATGGTAACGTCTACAAGAGATTTGTGATTGGTATTGACCGTGCCAAGATGAGACTATACGATTGTGAGCAAACAGCACAGGATGACCTTCTTGACAATAAGAAGGATGAGGAGTATACTTATGATGACAAACCCAAAAAGACATTTGAAGGGTTCAAGTTCTAATGAAACTACGACAACAAGAAACTACTAAAACTATGACCATCGACCCTACCAAATATGTTGACTTCGTTCGTCAAACAACAAGTCAGCCAAGTCTTGATTGGCCTACTCTTTCAAAAAGACTGACCGAACTTGAAGTCAAAGATGATTGTAATGTCACTCAATTAATGACTGCTGCATTTGGTTTGACCGCTGAGGCTGGTGAGTTTGCTGAAGTTGTAAAGAAGATGTTCCTTCAAGGCAAACCATATACGGAAGAGAATGTCTTTCATATGAAACGTGAGATGGGTGACATTATGTGGTACATGGCACAAGCATGTATGGCACTTGACACTGACTTCGATGAAATTCTTTCAATGAATGTAGAGAAACTCAGTGCTCGTTATCCAGAAGGAACATTTGATGTTCAGTATTCCGAAAACCGTAAAGAAGGAGATGTATGATTAATCTTGAACTAAACTTACAACAAGCAGCAGTAGTTCGTCAGGCT